ACGCATGATTTCCTGTTCAAGAAATTCTTTGTTGTTCATTCTTACCTTGAACCCGAACAGCATAAAATTTGAAATTCGGTTCAATGCGTTTTCAATACCGTTCAACACCTTTTTCACTCCTTTCTATCGCATAATAAAGACAAAAGCCCGAAAACACACGGTTTTCAAGGCTGTTTGTTACTAATGTGTTATTTTTATTCAAAACTGAAAGCCGCCCCCTTGCTGAAATCTTCAAGGGCATAGCGCATTGCATCCATCAGGTGGTTAAAATCGTCAATGGGTTTATTCAGCTTCTTCCCGGTCTTACTGTCAACATCCCATGTGTAGTTACTGATTTCAGTAATGAAGTTCACGCATTTAGGATGAACAATAATGTGGAAATCCTGAATATAATCAATGCCGTTGTTTATGCTGTCTTTGCCCTTCCTTGCCCTGTGAATGTGGGAAAGCCCCAAATCATAAAGGCGGTCAATGCTCTTTGGTTCAGCGGAATCAGCCCGGATTTTCTCTTTGCAATATCCGGCTTTAGTAACTTCTTCCGCTATCCGTTCATTGCTCATGCCCTTTTGATAGATTTCATCAAACACCCAAAGGGTTTTGTTGGTTTCGTCTATCAAGCCGCAAAAGAAAGCGGAAGGATCGTTTGTATAACCGAAATCCAACCCGAAAGCAGATTGAACGGTTTTCAGCTTGCGGATTTCCTCAATATCAAAGGCTTTTTCTTCCCAATTCTCATAGATAAGCCCTTCAACAATGCCCCAATCACCCAATCCAGCCACACGGTAACGGCGGGGGTTCTGCTGCTTCATGGTTTCAAAAACCTTTTTATCAGCTTCATCCAGCCATTCATTACACATATAGTTGGTAGTCATTGCAAGGGTTTCATCATCCGGGTTATCAAAGAAGCGGGCTTTGATCCAATGGTGTTCGTTCCACGGGTTAAAGGTCAGGGTTATTTGCTTGAACAGCCCTGTTTCAGCCGGAATTGCACCACGGATTGATTCATCAAGCATATTGAAATCATCTTCATTGCCGATTTCATACGCTTCTTCAATCCACATCCAACACAAATAGCCGTGTTCAACGGTTATTGAAGTTACTTTCAGCGGATCATCAAGCCCCCGGAAATATATTTTCTGCCCTGTTGGAAGATAGGTCATTTCAAGCGGGCTTTCCTTGATCTCCCAAAATTCAGCAACCCCTAAACGATTGATAGCCCACTTCAATTCTGTAAAGCAGCTATCTTTCAGGGTTCGGAAAACCTTTCGGACAACAAGCAAGTTTGCATCCGGGTATTTCATCAGGTTCACGATATACCAAAGGGCGGTTGTTTTGGATTTCTTGCTTGCACGGCTTCCCTTGCAAACACGATAACGCCCACGCCACCGCCAAAATGTACCGTAGCCTTTGCCGACATAATCAGGAAGGAAAATCTGCTTTGCCTGTTTAATCTTCAAGTTCATCATCCCCGGAAATTACAACCGGGATTGAACCCCCTACATCAAGATTATCTTTGAACATTCCGTACCGCTTGCCGATCAGTTCAGCCGCCTTCAAGCGTTCCCTTGCAGAAACATCAATATCTGTGATTGTCTGCACACCATCACCGACAAGCTGCAAAGTCTGTTCCCGGTGCTGCCCCCGCATAACAGCGGTAAGGTATTCAAGAACTTCCTGTGCATCGGCGGTTTTCTCGTTATGCAGCCGTTCAAGCTGTTCATCAATATAGGCTTTGACTTCAACATTTTTCAACATTCGCTGTCCTTGACTGTATGCGGTTTTCTCATTGTACCCCGCCCGGATTGCCGCCTGTGTAGCGTTACAATCAATCAAGTATTCATCAGCAAATTTCCTTTGTTTTGCGTTCATAAACAGCAACCCCCTTTCAGTCAGGTTAATTTCAAACATCCTATGCCCTGTTACGGTAGGGCGAACCGCTTTTTTCAGGTTCGACTAAAGCACGAACTTTCTATAAAAAATTTTCCCGGTGGGTAGGAGTTCACCGACTATGCCCGAAATCGGCTATGAGTACCCCACCGGGAAAATAAAAAATCAACAAGGTTTCCCCTTGCTGATTTTTCACTATACATTATATCACGCCCCCTATATAACAAGATATATGAAACACATCATTTTTCCTCACTTTTTATAACTTGTTCAAAGGCTTTCAGTGCGTAGCCGTGCATATTAAGAACATACTGATATGTAAAGTTCATTTCAACGGCGATAACTTCAAACTTCTTAAACTCAACATACCGCTTGAACAAAAGGGCAATGTAATCCGGGTTCTTCAATGCCTGAATCTGATTGATTATCTTGTGCTTCTCGTCAACATACCGATCAATTTCAGCATTGATTTCTTCTTCAAGGTCAACAATTCGCCCGATCAGCTTCACAAATGGGGCATCCCCGGAAGGGCTTGTTTGCATACGCTCTTTTGAATAATCTATTGCCCCGGTGCTTTTCGATTTCAAACGCAAATCGCCTAATTCCTTGATTTTCTGATTTATCACGGTATCTAACCGCTGTAACTGCTGCAAATATTCTTTTGCCTTCATAGCAATCTTCCTTTCTTCATCTTGAACCGATAACTTGACTTGCGGGAAAACCCTTGTAAAATGGGGCTTTTCTCAATGTGCTATTCAAGATAAGTCAAGATACGGAAGATAAATTCTTTATATATTATTTTTGCAAAACGGTGTAATTTACCGTTTTAAGAATTTATCATCTTTTAAGAAATCAATTTTAAGTTGACTTATCTTGACTTAAAGCCCAAAACCATTGATATATCGGGCTTTTTCACAAGTCAAGTTCCCACCACAACAACTTGACTTAATCTTGAATAGCAAGTTGACTTGCTGCATATTTTGAAAATTAACTTTCAAAAATCAGCTCTGCACACAAGCCCTTTATCCAATCACGGCGGGGAATCTGTGAAATCCATTCATCAGGAACACCGCTTTCACCACCGCAACCGTAATATATCCCGGCAAGCCCGCCAGCAACCGCCGCAACGGTATCAGTATCTTCACCCAAATTCACGGCGGTAAGAACGCAATCCCGGTATGTGTTGGTATTCAGGAAACACCAAAGGGCGGCTTCCAGCGT